GACGCCATTAACCTCAAGTCGAGAAAGACCATCAGTCAAGGTATCATTTGTCTTAATAACTGGTACACCATTGAAGCCGAAAGGACATGCGTTCTTTGGAACATCACGCTTGTAGACCTTATCAGCGATCACAACTCTAACGAAGTTTGAAAGATTGGGATAACGACCTGTTACGACAATTCTCTTTTCAGCGTCATTATCAGCGTCAAAGTTATAACGAGCTTTGTAATCGCCAATTTTTCTTGCAACGAAGTTCTCGGATGAAGGATCAAGATTACACGCGGGATACGTCTCTAAAACCTGAGGCTGTAAGTCGGAATCATCAAATCTTCGTACCTGGACTTCAAACTCAGGATAAGGATAATTGTCATTCGTGGAAGCCCGCAGGTTACCAATGGTGATCTTTACCTTATCATTTCCATATGTTCCATCGGAAAGAGACTCAAAGTACATAAGAGCGTATTCTAGCCCACCCTAAGGCTGCGAGAATATCTGGGGTGTTCGTGCTGTGGCGTATCTCGTGTCAAAGCGGCCGAATGAAGATAGTGCATATCTATCGGCGCCGGCTAGCGCATTCGCCAGATTAGAGGTAGAACCAGAAAGTAATCCAACGGGATACACATCCGGACTTGAACTTTGATCGATACTAGCTAGCTCATCTTCAACAGCAAAGTCAAGATACAGCAGATGCTGGTGCTCATAAAACTTAAGGGGATCGGTATTCAGGACATTTGTAATATACGCTTCATCAGAAGGATCAAGCGATGCTGTCATGATTCGAACACCAGGAAGACTATTAATTTCGTTTGTGTAAGCTCCGCCTCGTGAGGAAGAAACGACCAGCCCAAAATACTTGTTGTTCGTAGATCTCTGAACTCTGGCAAGAGAATCAAGCGTGTTAGACCAGGCCTCTGCTGTATTCGAAGTATTCGGTACATCCATAATCTGCATCCGGCTACCAGACGCGGTGAACATGACTGCTCGAACAAGGTTTACTGTGTCTCCACCGCTCGAATTGAATGATGGGTTATCCACGAACTGTGGGAAGGAATAGTCAGCTGATGCTGATACGTAGTGCCTCGCAACAAGGAATTGGACACAACTATCTGAATATTGTCCGTCTGTAACTGCTCCAAGTTTGTCAATGTTCCATTGAGAAAGCTTGGGTGCTATCTTAAACCCTGCGTTCTTTACTGTTCCATACTTGAGGGTATTGTTAAGATCGGTAGTTGTTTCATTAGCGCCAGCGCCCAACACTCTCATGTATGTTAGGGCAGTCTTGTTGCTCAAGAAAGCCTGGACTGCGTATGGACCGAATCTGTTCGTATCAATATCACCAAACTTGTTAATGAAGTCAGTCATGCTCCCTACCGTTACTGGTACGAAGGCAGGACCTTTTTCTGCTGTACCAACAACACCTGCTGGTACACCTACTATTTCGGTTGTTCTCGCTGTAGCGTCAATTTCACGCTCGAAAAAACCTGGGGATCTAAATGTTTGCTCTGCCATGAGTTGGGTCTCCTGGATCTTCTTTGTCACAAATAACTATTTCGTACGATGCCTAAATGTCTTATATCGACCTATCAATCTTTAAGGAGTTTTCCAAGATCAATAGCAATGCCACTTGGGGACTTCTTACTAAACTTAAAAACAGCCTCTCCGTTCTTCGGGTCTGCACTAGAAATTATAATTTCGATGTGCTCCTTCTCCCCTGTAAAAGGGTTGATATTTGTAATTATAGTCGTCGGACGCGTTAAACTCGTTGAGCCAGCAATATTGGCTGCAGACTGTCCTCCGATCTCTAATGTGGGAGTACCTGGAAAGCCAGTAATTATTCCGGTTCCTACGCCAATTCCCGCTGGGGGCACTCCCTCATCTAAAGGCATGATGTCTGTTAAAATCCAGTCAGCAGGGTTTCCGGAAGGAATTCCAGCGGGTGGGGGACCAGTAGGAACACCACCGATGGTTTGAGAAGCGTCGAACGAAACGTCTGGAGACGAAACGGTTCGCCTGAATGGCACGGGCATGCCGGGCTCTTGGGCAGCCACCATATAAGCAGCAACGCTCATCGAGAAGCTATACTTGACTAATCTTTCTACGTCTGTAAAATCATCAAAATTATTCTGCGGTGTTAACGCGGCGTCGACAAATGCAGTAAATCGATAGCCGTCTTCAGTCTCAATCACGAATGTTCTTCTTCTATTTTCGACATATCCGTTCATCATTACATTAATGAGAGAATTCATTTCTTGCGTGTACTGTGTCCAGAAAGTTATTTCATATGATGCCGTGTATTGCTTGATCGGTGGAATTTGAATGGTTTCGATTAGGTTACTTGATATTGACGGCGTTAATACAGTCCCAAGACGACTAGATACAGAAACAGGTGGAGCTGCTCTTCTTGTAGCCAGGCGGCCGCCTGTAGTTCCGCCACCGTCTCCATCAGCAAGTTTATCGTATGCACTAATAACTATTTCATCCGAATTCTTAAATAGATGATTATTTTTAAGACGCTGATATCTTAAATCGTCTTTGCTTAACCTAACTTTTACTGTTATCGGTCCACCCTGAAATTGTGCGGCTCCCTTTGCACTTTCTTGATCGATACCAGTTCTAATCACAGATATGAGTGGTAGTATCAATGCACCAGCCTTATCTCTAAGGGGCCTATTTCTAGCTAATAACGCAAAACGTTCACCTGTTGCGAAAATAACTGGAACTCGTTTAAGCTGGTCTTTGCGCTTATAAAATAATGGAAGCTCTTTATTGAAGAGATTAAAAACTCCTCTATCTACATCTTCGATCGTACATGACGGCATAAAGAAATCATCGGCAACATCCTCATTCGTGTAGCCAGTTTCAACTCTCTCGTACGCACCCTTGGTTATAGAATATCGTGTTGCCATATTAACTCTCGTCGTAGAATGAAGAACTTATTTCACCGGGGGATCCCTCTGGAGAAACCTCAGCCGGTGCCGGTTCGGGTGGTAATTGGAGTTTTCCCTGCTCAATCAAAGCCCTGGTGTCTCCTGTCGCTTCTCCATCAATTTCAGCGAAGCCCCTCTGCTGAATAAACGTTCTCTGAATCGCATCTGGATCTCCAGGATAATATCCCTCATCTGTCGGGCCGTGTGGTTCCTTATCAATAAGACCTTTTCTGGCTTGCTTCCCAAGCAGCTTCACCCCAGTCATATATTCAATCTCGCCATAAATATTGGACTGCCATGTGATTGAAGTAATTTCGAAGAATGTTTCACCGTATGAAAAATAATCACCCTCCTGAACATCAATGTCTTTGTCGATCAAATCTTTGTAGTGCAGATATGCTTCTGTTGTATAAAGATTTTCACTCCCAAATCGACCGGTTGATACTGCTTGGGGTTCCCAAGCTACCTGCGCGTCAATCTCGATCGGTGGATTGAAATATTTGTCTACTGCTTCTTCGTATATATCGTGAATCTTAGTAACGTCGGTGCGAATAGAGTAGTAGTATATCTTTTGACCGACAACGTCTTTTATCAGCTCTTTTGTAATATCTGATATCAGGTCTTGCTCTCGAGGAGTTATGAAAAGTCGTGCCATCTTATACTACTCACTTTATGATTATTGATTTGCCTAGCGGCATCGGCATGTGCTTTAACGCCCTCATGATATTTTCTGCGTCTGTTGCTTGACCCTCAAGCAATGCGCTGTATGTTAAACTATCTAACAGCTCAACCAACTGGTCTCTTAAACGTGTCTGGTCTTCTCTTCCCTGTGACACCAAATCTGAGCCATTTAACTGCAGATCGCCAGACGGGATAGGGACCGTAGCAAACTTTGAACGGACTGCGCCCAATAATTCTGTACATAATGCAAGACAGTACTGACGAATCCATTGTCTGCCAACAGAATTTGTTTTGCTATATTTCATGCGACCGAACGGAACATTCGACAAATTAGAGACGCCATAAATCGTGTCATCTTTAATGTCTGGGTCGTACGGGTCGGGAGCAAACGCAACTCGTATCCATAATTTCATCGCGCTAGAACCAGTTGTTTGAGTTGGCATTGGATAAATACGAATATTCTCACCAATCACTCGATAAGAATAATTCGATTTCCTAACACGATTAGAAATGTCCATTTGACCAGCTCTTAAAACATCTTCGAAAACCGGAAGAACGTAAAAAATAGTCTCTGGTGTAAAAGACTCAAAGCTAAATTCGTTATTAAGATAATTGACAGCTGATGTGGTATCAAAAAACCTATACGCAGCTTGCGGACTGAAGTGAAATACTTCTTTAATCCTCATCTTCGTTCGGGGAGAATTTTTACTGCTTGAGACGATAAGATTCCCAGCAGAGTCTTTCAGACTATTGTAGATGTTGTAGTCTTGCTTCTTATATGCAAGCTGAATCGAGCCGGAAACCTCGTTATAAGAACCTCCAATACCAGCCTCCATAGAATAAGGTTCTGCCATTCGGAGCAAAAATTCAAGATTCTGCTTGGGGAAAAGGCCGGTCTTGTTACTTCCGGTGGCGTACCCTAAAAGATTGCTTAATTGAGATTTAGCGTCTGCTTGATTGATTATGCGACCGTATTCTAGGAATGACTCTTCTAGACAAGCCCACATCTGTTTCTTTGTCAACTCAACGCTTAGAATATCATCACCTAATTTCCTCTTAACAAAGGAAACTACAGCATCAGCTTCTTGCTGAAAATCTGTATCAGTATCGAAGAAACTAAACGGAGTTGGATTTTTGGTATAAGCAAAAGAAGACATATCACACCCTAATGATAACTATTAAGTAGGGCGTGAAATGTCTTTCTTAACTTTCTTGAAAAAGTTGGCTTCTTACTTAGAAGATGCCAAAGTCTTCCAGGGGTCCTTCACCCCACAGCCGCTTAAATAAAGCAACCATTTTATCAGATCTTCTTGTCTGCGTCTCGATATGACCAGCCAAAAGAGCCATGCTCTCATCTGCTGTCTCACATCCTGCGACCATCTGTGATAACGTGGGCGGACCGGGATCGGGTTCATCAGCAGCGGACATTTCAGCCAGCTGCCCTTTCAGCGCTGCGATTTCTTTTTGTGCCGCGGCGAGTTCAGCTGCTGATGCGCCTGTCTCTGTCGCTGGGGCTGTCTCTGTCGCAGGTGCCTTTGCTGGGGTTTTCTTTGTACTAGTACTTGTCTTTGTTGTTGATGCTGCCATTGTTGGGGCCTCCTATCTACTCGCTTAATTTAATAAGGCAGAGTCAGAAGTAAAAAAATGCCGCCCAAAGGACGGCATTTTTAGAATATAGATCTACGTATCAGGCGCCAACCCAGATACCTACACCCTCAACGATATACCATCCGGCAGAGCCGTCTCCCACTAACGTGACGCGGTCCCCCTTGTTGGCGGTTGCCTTAGTGTTAGTAAGATCACCGTCATCGGTGCCGGTGCATACTGAATCGGCAGCAGCATTTGCAATAGTTCCCTCAATCGCATCGCTAGCGTTGGGACTGATTGTAATAAGCACTGCTTCATCAGCGCCGGTGTTAATGAAAGTATAAGTCAGTCCAGACTTGGTAGCAGGAAGTGTTATAGTTAGAGCGTCTGTGCCGACGAGGAAAACTTTTCCACTGTCTTCTGCGTCCAGTGTCTTAGAGGCTGTTATTGTTTCAACCATTGAACGGTGACCCGAGAGTGTTCCGGCCGTACCCGTTGCACCAGTTGTTCCACCCTTTTGGTACAAACCTTTTGCACCTGTTACTAGTATTTTTGGCATAATTTTCTCCTTTTTTTATTATAGAGTTACTTGTCCACATGATTCCCTAGCTAGCGTGTGGGGTCCGCCTTATGTCCATGCCAGGGGCTTATCATTAAGTATAGCACAAGCATTCGAATTACCAAAATAAAAGGGGCG